CATGATTTTTATCCGTTTTTCGAGGGAATTTCCGAACGTGCTAATCTCCCTGTTGACGTGACCGAAAACAACAGACAGTATGAATTATCGCAGAAACAGCGTGCTATGGAGCGGTCTATACGAGCTACAAAAAGACGTTTAGCTGCATATGACGGTGCTATCTCTGAGACGGAAGACGAGGTGCTTAAACGGAGACTGCAAAATCAGTTTGAACGCCACTCGGCTATACTGAAAACTAAGGAAAAACGGCTGTCTGAGTTTTGCGATACGAACGATCTTTATCCCGAAAAGGACAGAGTTCGGGTTGTTGGATTTAACAAGAGTGTTTCGCAGAAAGCGGTATATGGGAATAATCGTTACTTTGTTAAGCAAATGAAAAGCTACGGCATAGAAAATCCGCCGAAAAGCCTTGACATTTTTGAAAATATGAAGTATAATAACTCTCCTGAGTACAAATTGATGAATGCATATATTACTTCTGTAAAAAAGGGAAAAATTTCTCCGCTTGTAGGTTACGATCATTATAAGAAGTTGCACAATGAGATTAACAACAGTCTTGTTGGTTTAACTACAACTAACGGTATTGAAATAACTGGGCAATCGGATCATTTCATTGAACGTGTTATTGGTGTAATCAAAGATCCTGATACGGGTAAGAAACGTCTTGGCGTTGAACTTCAAGATATTCAGGATGCTTTGACCAATGGTAAAGCAATGAAACCCAAAATTAGCAGGGATAAAAACGGTAACATTTTATATGATGAAGATGGTAAACCTAAAATATCTCAGCTATTTGTTACAGATAAATGTGCAGTATCCATAAATCCTGAAACGGGCGTGCTTATTCAATGTAATCCAAAGTGAGGTGTATTATTATGATATTCAATTTCAAAAAAGATGAATATGAAATGCTTGTCAAATATGGCGATTTTGAAGATTTGGAATACCCATACAAGCTCTTCCCCGAAACAAGTCAGATAGAAATAAATAATAAAGATGTTTCTATGTTTCAATGCATAATTAGCAACATATCAGTTGTTTATGGCATGGACGAAAATCAGAATAATATGACAGATTTCGGATATAAAGCATTGGATATTTATGATAAGGTTTATTTTCAAATTCATAATGAATAAGCTCCCTACTGGGGGCTTTTAATTTTGCAAAAAGGAGCTGATAATTTATGCTTTCAACCCTTATATTGCTTTACGCCCTCGATACAGGGCAAATCCCCGTTGGCTGTTATGTAGCCGCATGGGTCTTCACAATAATAAAAGGTATTTGTTTGGTTATTAAATGCCTTGTAGATTTATCAGATGATTAAAACTGCATTTTAACGATAGTAAAACGCTCTTTCAAGGGCGTTTTATTTATCCTCGTTTTTGCGGAGCAAAAATCCGAGCCGCTTGCGAGGAGATAAATTTTATACTCAAAATTAAGGAGGAAAAATCCCTATGGAACTGAAAGATTTAACAGCTCTCGGTATTACCGAGGAGCAGGCAAACAAGGTGCTTGAACAGCACACAGCGGAGCTGACCGCAGAACAGCAGAAGTACACAGACCTTAACGCAGAACTGGAAACGGCAAAAGGCACGATCTCAGAGCTTACTGATAAGGTCAAAGCATTTGACGGCGAGGACATTGAAGGACTTAAGAAAGCGGCGTCCGACTGGGAAAGCAAGTACAATGCAGATATTGCCGCACTTAAGCTTGACAAGGCTCTGGAACTGTCCCTTGCCGGAGCAAAAGCAAGAGATGTGGACATTGTCAAGTCTCAGCTTGACTCGTCGCTCCTCAAGCTTGACGATGACGGCAAGATCACAGGTCTTACCGAACAGCTTGACAAGCTTAAGGCCGACAAAGCATTTCTCTTTGCGGATGGTGATGAGCCTACCGCAAGGATAGACACCGGTCTTGACCACGGTTCGGCAACAGAAACAACATCAGACGCACAGGCAAGAGCCGTAATGGGTCTGCCTGCGACTAAGTAATTTTACGGAGGTAAAATATTATGGCAAACGCAATTACAAAATTTAAAACCTACATCGCACTGCTTGACGAGGTTTACAAGCAGGCATCTTTGACCGCCGATCTCGACAGCGATCCTACTCTTGTTAAAGCGGGCGCAAACGCAAATGAGATCATAATCCCTAAGATCTCTATGGACGGTCTGGCGGACTACTCCAGAAACAGTGGCTATGTAAAGGGCGATGTTACTCTTACAAACGAGACTGTTACCTTTAATTACGACAGAGGTCGTAAATTCAGCGTTGACAATATGGACAATGAGGAGACTGCAGGACTTGCTTTCGGCAGACTGTCCTCAGAGTTTATCCGCGTCAAGGTTGCTCCCGAACAGGACGCATTCAGGTTCGCGACCTATGCAGGTACAACAGGCATATCTAAGGTTTCTGCAGGAGCAACACTTTCATCGGGTAATGATGTCCTTACCGCTCTGATCACTGCACAGAACAAAATGGACGAAGACGAAGTATCGCCGGAAAACCGTATTCTGTACATCACTCCTACTCTGTATAACCTTGCTATCAATGTGGACACCACAAAGTCAAAGGCTGTACTTGACGGCTTTGCTAAGATCGTAAAAGTGCCTCAGAGCAGATTTTACACTGCGATCGATCTTAAGGACGGCA